TGGATCAGCACCAACTGAAGGTAATACAACATCAAACGATGTGTACACTTACACAGCTATTAAAACTGGTGGTTCAGTATTTACTGTACTTGCAGCGCAAACACAGTTTGCATAATAGGAGGATTATAGAAAGATGCCTATCATAGGTTCATTAGCAGCAGGATCAGCAGGAGGATACGGTCAAAGAAAAGGTATAGCAAAAGGACCTTATTCAGCAGATTTTTTAGTTATCGCTGGAGGTGGTGCTGGATGTGGTGATAGTTATGGTGCTAGTGTTGGTGGTTCAAGAGGTGTCGCTGGAGGTGGTGCTGGAGGTTTAAGGACTTCTTATGGAGCAACTTCTGGAGGAGGTGCTTCTGCTGAAACTGCTTTAACTTTAAATCCAGAAACAACTTATACAATTACTGTTGGTGGTGGAGGTGGTGGAGTACTTGGTACATCTGGTAATGATGGTTCAGATAGTGTTTTATCTGGAAGTGATATATCAACTATAACTTCTATTGGTGGTGGAGCTGGTACAAGTACTACTGGTGGCTCTGGTGGCTCTGGCGGTGGCGGTTCAAATGGGTCTTCGGGTGGCTCTGGAACAGCTAATCAAGGTTTTGCTGGAGGTACTGGAACAAAAGCTGTTGATCAAGGTGCTGGTGGAGGTGGTGGAGGTGCTGGTTCTACTGGTAGTAATGCAACAACAAATTATACAGATGGTGGTGGTACTGGAGGAGATGGTCTTTCAGTTTCTATTACTGGCTCTGCTGTTATTTATGCAGCTGGAGGTGGAGGTGGAAGAAACTCTACTGGAGGTAATAATGGTGGTTCATCTGGTGTAGGTGGTGATGGTGGTAGTGTAAGCAATGGTGAACCTGGAACTGCAGATACTGGTTCTGGTGGAGGTGGCTGTGGTGGTGTAACTAGTTCTGGTTCTTTCAGTGGTGGAGATGGTGCAGATGGTGTGGTTATTTTAAGAGTACCTACATCAAGTTATTCTGGCACTACAACAGGAAGTCCAACAGTTACAACTGATGGTACAGATACAGTTATTAAATTCACAGGTTCAGGGAGTTACACAGCGTAATGGCACATTTTGCAAAATTAGGAGCGGGAAATATAATTGAAAGAGTTGAAGTAGTATCTAATGATATTGCAACAACTGAACAAGCTGGTGTTGATTTTCTAAACAATCTTTATGGTACAAATGATGTATGGAAACAAACTTATCGTAATGAAAATATTAGAAAAAATTTTGCCGGTAAAGGTTATAAATATGACCAAACTAGAGATGCTTTTATACCACCTCAACCTTATCCATCTTGGATACTTAATGAAACAACTTGTCTATGGGAAGCACCAATTCCTAAACCTAATGATGGACAAATTTATGATTGGAATGAAACAAATCAAAGTTGGGATTTAAGAGAATAAATATTTAATGAGTGGTGTGGAAAAAAACAATAATCCATCTTGGAATTTTTATTTAGATAAAGTTTGTACTTATGCTTATTGTGAAAAAGTTTAAATAACGGAGTTGATACTTTGATTTTATAGTGATATAACCTTATGATGGGTGCAACGGACACCACCACATACCACCCGTTGCATCCTTTATAAGAATGAAAGATTTTAAAAATTATTTAAAAAATATTGAATATCCAAGTAAAACAGAATCTTGGAATATAGCAGGAACATTAAAAAATGGTTTTTATAAATTTGACACTAGACCTATAAAAAAAACTAAAGATGGTGAAATAGGTAAGTATAGTTCTTTCAATACCAAAGCAGATAAAATGGTATTCGAATCTAAATCCAATTGGATTATTGTTGATGTTGAGGAATTACATCAATATTTAAAAGAAAAGAAGCTTAAAAAAGTTTATTTACAAGATTTGATATCCAAGTTAGATTGGAATATAATACTACCAAAATAATAAAAAGCATATATAATGAGGTGCTATGCTTCAAAAATTACAGTTTAAACCAGGTTTCAATAAACAAATAACACAATCAGGCGCTGAGTCTCAATGGACTGATGGTGATTTTGTTCGATTTAGATATGGACTACCTGAAAAAATAGGTGGTTGGTCACAACTTACTACTGATAATTTAACAATACCAGGTGCTGCTAGAGCTCAACATGTATGGACATCTTTAGCAGGAGAAAAATATGCAGCAATCGGTACGTCACAAGGTTTATTTTTATATTATGGTGAAGATTTTTTTGATATTACTCCACTTGATACAGCAATCACTGGAGCAACATTTGATTCAACAACAGGATCTGCAACTGTAACTGTTAATAAAACAAGTCATGGTTTAAATGCAGGAAGATATGTAAAATTTTCTTCTGTGTCTTTACCTGGTGGTGGAGAAACAGATTTTACTGTAGCACAGTTTCAAGATAATACTTTTGAAATATCTAACGTTACAACTAATACATTTGATATTACTATGCCAGCTAATGAAGGTGGTACTGGTATGTCAACTCAAGGTTCTGCACAAATAGATCCTTATGTAGTTGTGGGTCCAACCTTTCAAACTGCAGGTTATGGATGGGGCACAGATACCTGGAACGTGTCAACATGGGGCACTGAAAGAACAACTAGTAACGTAATTCTGGATCCAGGCCTCTGGAGTCTTGATAACTTTGGTCAAATATTAGTTGCAACAATACATAATGGTAAAACATATACTTGGGATGCAGGAGCAGCAACACCAAGAGCAAACAGAGCAACACTCATGTCAGGTGCACCAACTGCATCAAGATTAACCTTAGTATCCGATAGAGATAGACATTTATTTCATTTTGGAACTGAGACAACAATTGGAACTTCATCAACACAAGATCCAATGTTTATAAGATTTTCTAATCAAGAAGATTATAACACCTATCAACCAACAGCGACAAATACTGCAGGTACATTTAGACTGGATACCGGTAATATGATTATGGCTGCTATTCAAGGTAAAGATTATGTATTTGTATTAACGGATAGTGCAGCATATGTAATTCAATTTGTAGGACCACCATTTACTTTTTCAGTAAGACAAGTTGGTACAAACTGTGGATGTATCGGACAAAATGCAGTTAGTTATTCTAATGGTATGATATTCTGGATGTCAGGTGAAGGTGGATTTTTTGTTTATGATGGTACCGTAAAAGCACTACCGTGTTTAGTAGAAGACTTTGTGTTTACAACTACGGGAGACAATTTAGGTATTAACTATAATGCATCACAAATTATCTATGGTGAACACAATACTTTATATAATGAAGTAACTTGGTTTTATCCAAAAGCTGGATCAGAACAAATTGATAGATGTGTAACATACAATTATGGAGAAAACTGTTGGACAACTGGATCACTAGCAAGAACATCTTACGCGGATACAGGTGTATTTGATGTGCCTTATGCAACACAATATATTTCAACAGCTACACCTAATTTTGCAATACAAGGAATTACAAATACATATGGAGCATCTACTTACTATGCCCATGAAACCGGAACCGATCAAATCAATTCATCAGGTACTACTTCTATTAATGCATTTATACAATCTGGTGATTTTGACATTGCTGCAAGCAGAAGTGCATTAGGAGGCACAACTGGACTTGCTGATTTTAGAGGGGATGGTGAATTTATTATGTCTATGAAACGTTTTGTACCCGATTTTCAGGTATTAACCGGTAATTCAAAAATAACGTTATTATTAAATAATTATCCAACAGATACAGCATCAAGTTCACCTTTGGGTCCCTTTACAATTACATCATCTACTGATAAAGTGGATACTCGAGCAAGAGGAAGATTGCTTTCAATTAAAATAGAAAACGATGCCGTAGGTGAAACTTGGCGTTATGGAACATTAAGAGTAGATGTTAAACCGGATGGTAGAAGATAATGAATATTTATGACGTGCAACTTTTAAATGAATTATTAAAGCCAAAAGAAGGTATTGAAAGTTTATCACAAGCTTCAAGTCCATTATCATTTCAATACGAAGATGAATTATATCCTCAAATAAATAATGAAGATGAAGAAGATTATTTATATCCAGGTATGGAGGATATGAGATATGAAACTCCTAGAACTATTTCAGATCAAAATAGAATCTTAGGTCAAACATTTACACAACAACAACCAAATTTTTTTCAAAGAATGTTTAATAGAGCCAGTGATATTTATGGCTCTGGTAGAAATTTAATTGGTCAAGGTATTGGAACTTTAGCTAATTTAGTAACTGGTAATCCATTAGTTGGTGGAGTTATGTCTTTAATGTCTAGAATGAAAACACCAATGAGTGAATATCAAATGAGAGATTTACAAAGAAGAGGATACGGAGATGAATTATCTAGAATTTATGGACCAGGTGGTATTATGCAAGGATATAATCCAGTAAGTATGTTTGGTAGAGGACCATTAGAATCTATTATTAATAGAAGAAATAAAGCTAAAAGCGAAGCAGCTGTTCAAAAATTAAATCAAGCAATAACTGATTTAGGTGGATCTACAGATAGAAATCTATCATCTTACAGAGCATCAAGACCTGCAAGTGAAAGAAGATCTACAGGTTTTGGTAAATCAGGAATGGGTAGAGATCCAGATAGGTTTAAATAATGGCTAAAGTAACTGCATACATACCTGAACCAAAACAAGAATACGAAGTAGAAAACCAAAGACAAATTCTACAATCTATTTCAACATTAAAAACAGAATTAAATTTTGCATTTCAAGAAGAATTAAAACAAGAGATAGAAAGATTTAATTGGTATAATACGAGGTACTAATGTCTGCATGTAATAACGTAAATACAGAACCAACAGTTATTGGTGGTGGAGATGGCTCTACTGCTTATGATGCATTTGGAAGATTAAGAGTTTCTAATCCACTAACCATTTTTGACAGTGCAAATATAATGTC